TCCTTGCTTACCAATAGTCACCCAATGCTCATTCGACCAGGTAGAACCACCATCATTTGACCAGCGCAACATGGCCTGGGGGTCTTGCCCCTGCCCCAGATTCAACCCAACACCGGGCTGAAACTGGATCTGGAAAGACTCAAAGAACTGTCTTTGTAAGTCAGTCGTAAGGTGCTTGGCTCGGCGCAACCTGCGGATTGTGGCCCCGTCATCTGTGTATTGCTCATTTTCTAGGCTGTAAATCTTGCCGTTTTGGTAGTCTCCGACAAGATACATCTGTTGAAAGAAGCATCCACAATTGGCCCGATGACGGGTGTATTGAGCGTTTGGAGCGTCCCAATACAGCCATTTGTGCCAGGATTGGGTGGTCAGGTCATAAACCCATGTGAGGCCATTCCCAATGCTCGGGAAGGTGACCACATACATTTCGTGACCTTCGATCTGGTAGGTAAAGGCAATCGCGTTGTCAGTGCGCTGATTCAGCAAAGATTGCTCAACCGCATGGGTAGATATACGGGTGAATGAGTACCCGTCCATCATCTCAATAGTCGCGTCACCTCGGGTGTCTTTGGCAACCAAAGCAAAAGAATTCCCAAATCGAGCCACAGAGAATGGAGCACCGCAACCAGATTGCATCATGGTTCCGGGGATGCGCTGGAAGGGGAATCCGGTTAATCCAGGCACAACAGTGCCCACATCCGTCCAGACTTCTGTCGTGACTTCTTTGAGCAGATAGACCTGTCGGCGGTCCACAATCAGGCTCACAATGTCATCAGGATAGCCGTTTGCAGACCCGTAGTACGCATTTGTACTTAGACCAGAGTTCAGGTCAGTGCAAGCCCAATTGTAGGTTCCGGGCTGGTTATAGATGTTGTACCCATCCACAGAATCCACCACGTTTGCACCCTGCCAAGGTCCGTCCGTAGAAGGCAAAGTCGTAAAAACGTTTGTGGTGAAGTTGTAGGTATAACGGTTTACACCATCAGCTAGGAAGGCAATTAAGCCTGTGGCAGTCTGGTTGTCAGAGATGGACACCGGCCCAGATGAGGTTGTCAGGGTTCCAACCTTCGTGGCGACCATGTTTACGTCAACTTTGTAGAAAGACGCACCAGAAACCGCGACAAAATAATCTCCTCCAGACATGGTAAACAATGCCCGGACTTCGGATAGTGCGTCCAATGTTACCTGAGTTTCAAGGCCAGGTGTCGGATAAAGAGCAACAATGCCCCTCTCGCCCTGCGCTTTGGTAGGGTCGATTTCAGCAAAGTAGTTAATACACTCCTGGTCGTCTTGTGTAATTGACGGGGATGTATATGAGGTTCCGACAAAACCAAAATCCGGCATCAGACACCTCGCCTTTGCAAAATAGATTTGACGGTTGACAGGTTCATTTGCATGGTTTCAGCTATTGTTTTTTGGGTGCATCCATCTTGGCGCATTTGCACGATTTTGGCAATGTCCTCATCGCTTGTAACTAACCTTGGAACAGCATCAATTCGATTGCGATAAAACAATGATTTGATAGTGCTTCGCTTGAAATTTAGTTTTTCAGCGATTTGTGTTGATGTGTACCCTTCTTTCCTAAGTTGCAACGCTAACTCAATTTGCTGATCAGTGAACACCGATCTATGGTGTTCGCCGCCTTTTTTGTGATGCACATGACCTTTGGCATGAGCATCCCTGTTGTTTTCGATCAAATCTGCAACTTTCAAATGTGCTGGATTGCAGCAAATTCGGTTGTCGCACAAATGCATCAAAAACCCTTTGGCCTTTCTGTTTGTTGGCGCTTTACGCTCTATTTGACCCGGATTCGCCAGATCAAAAATTACTCGGTGCGCGTAGTAAGCCCAACTGTCGATCCAGACTCTGCCGTATCCACTTTCGCTTACATAGCCCAACCAAGGCCAACATTCATCAGGACTCTTTACATTTACTTTGCTCCATAAAACTTCTGGTGTGTTCGGTTCTTTACCTGCCATGATGATTCTCCTTTGAAAACCACCATTCTACACATTTTATAAATCAGCGGAAGCCTCCGTCGAGTATATATCCGGCATCCTTCGCTTTACCCATCATCAAACTGTCAGGATAACGTGCAACCTTCGGCGGCTGCATATTGATGCGTTTAATCGTGGCCTTGGACTGAGCCGCTAGCCCGTTGATCATGGCAATCTGGGTGGTATTGGTTTTGCCATACATGGGCATCATGCGCTCGGCAAGACACCACCGCAGACACATATCGTAGCCTTGGGGAAACTGGATTTCGTCGGTCAGCGTGCCAAAGTTGCGGAAGATCGTCTGGGTGAAAAGATGAAGCTGACCCTGCGCCGGGTTGGGGTAGCAGTAAACCGTTCCCAGAAGTTCAGACGGTTGGTAGTAAACAGCTTTCGCCCAAGGCCCGTTCAGGGACTTGATACCAATGCCCTCATACTCCTCAAGGCTCAGAATCGCCACAGGATAGTCCAAATACCCACCGGCAATATTAGACCCGCCCTGCATCGTTGCAACCCGCACAAAGGCCGATTCGATGGTTAGGGGACGCTCATAGTAAGCATTGATTGTTGTACTGGCAGCAGTCATGTACTTACTGAGCAAGTACGTTCCTGCCTCATTTACGTTACCACCAGCCCCAGACTCAAACGCCACAATCCGGGTTCCTGCGGTGATTCCGGTTCCGGTCAGGGTCATGCCCTGCGTAATCGCGCCAGCAGTGATTGAGGTCACCGTCAGGACATTCCCTGCGACAGAGCCAACAAAAGTCGCCCCAACAGATCCACCAGGACCAAGCGTGTACTGAACCGTGTTTTGGACAGTGTTAAACACAATCTCGGTCCGGTAAAAGACCATCATGGACTCATTCGACCACTGGTCAATCATCCCGTTGAGGAGATCAAGACCGTCCTGCGCTTCGTCAGCCGTTGGCACTTCACCAGCGGCAACAGCGCCAATGTCCTTCATGGCGCGGGTGATGATGTCAATCGGCTTGGTCATTTTGTTCCTTTATTGCACGCTTATTGGGTTGTTGCAAGCCAATTAAAAGACGTAGTACCTGTGCCAACAACAGTAAAAGAAGTATTGTTAACAGAACTGACTCTTATCGGATTCAAATCGTTAACATTAGTTAAATACACGGCAGGCACAGTCGGAAATCTTTTGTTAAAACCGACAGTTGCAGACCCTGCTGTTAAAGATGTACTACCTGATTCAGTTATTGCTTGGGATGCGTTAACTGCTCCAGCAGTGCCAAAACTGAAGTTTAAGTGAGTTGCATCAATTCCGATAAGCGTAGACTGCCCAAGAGTCAAATCACAACCACTACGACCTGCAATCATGTAAAACGCCCAAACAGAGTTGTATGTAGACCATCCTGTATCGTAGTTAAACGTATTGCCGTTAATAAATCCAGTATTGTTATTACCATCTACAGAAATACACGCAATGTTTGTGTTTGTAGAATCACCAACATTTGATATGGTATTGCCACTTACATCAATACCAAGATTGTCAAAATAAACTGAAATGCCTGCTGCGGCTGGTCGTTCAAGAATATTGTTGGAAATTTTACAAGATATAGTGCCTCGAACTCTAATTGCTCCTTCGTATCCAGCATCTCCCAGTGTGCCGCCCCCAATTATTGTGTTTCCTTCAATAATGCAACCACGAGCATAGTCAACAGTTGATGAACCATTGTATGCGCCATTTAAATTAATTGCACTGGCTAAGTAATAGCAAGAAATTGTGTTATTTGAAACTATGCAATTTTTTGGCGCATATGTTTCTATATTTGAACCATTGTCGCTGGATGTGACATTGATGCCACGCTTACAGTTTCGAATCACATTTCCATCAAACACGAAAAACTGCCCACCATGCGTGTCAAGACCATGCCAATTCGGAACATCTTCGACAATATTGTTGGACATAGTGCAGTTTGTACTTAATGGATATTGAATCAAAGTTCCTTCTGAACGATCAATAAAACATCCATATGCATCTTGACCAACGCCTGCGTCAATTTGACCAATGTAATTGCCATCAACTTTCATGTTGGTGCAAGACAATCCAGCAACTCCAGCGTAATTGATTGCGTGAATGTTGCAGTTCAAAACGCGAGCGCCAGTAGTAAACGAAAAGTTAATTCCGTAATATTTCCATAAGGTAATTTCAACGTCTTGAATTTCGGGGCCAAAAGAATACGTCCCAACACTTCCTTCGCAAAACATAGCTTTGCTTGCGTTGGTTTGAGGTGTCATGCCTGGACCAACAAGTTTTCCACCAAACCATCGACTTTGTAACGTGGCACTAGGTGAAAACGTAACGCCAACCACATCAGAACTCCATGTCAATATAGCGCCATACGCAAACACAGTTGTTCCTGCTGGAACGGTTAAAGCGGTTGCGTTGATGTTATATGAGCCTGGTGGAATAACAATTGATTTACCACTAGCAGCCGTAAAAGCTGCTTGCATTGCTGCACCCGTATCTGATCCATTAGCGACAACGCCATAATCCAAGGCGTTAATCGGAGCGCCCGTAATCATCGAATAAGAGGCTTTGGTCAAAGACATTTTTTTTTCCTTAAACGATGTAGGTCAAAGACCCAAAAAGTGTACTTGTTCCGGGGTTTGCGCCTGATGCGCCTATGTTCAAAGTTGCCGCTCCTGCACTTACGTTCATTTCACCACCACGTTTGAAATCAATATCTTCAGTGCTTGTAAAACTTGTCCCGCCATAAGTTGCGGTATACGGAAGACCCGAAAAAACGACATAGCTGCCGACAACAATGTCGTTTGAACTGTTTGAGGCCTTAAATGTGATTGTCACAGCGCGGCCAATCCGAGTGTATGTTCCTTGGTATGTGATGCTTGTACCAGAAATAGAACCAGCTGCGACCGCAGGCGTCCAAGTCCCCTCCTCATACCAGTTCAGCAACTGGCTGGTCTTGCCCGCTGCGGCAGTGTTGGCGGTGAAGTTGATGCCTTTGGCGGCTGTGCCTTGAACCCAATTTCCTGTGTTTAAGGTTTGGTTTCCGTTGGTGTCTAACCCCATCAATTGCGTAAGACTTACAGTACCGCCAGCAGTTCCTGATGCTGCGGTACTCCAATAATGTCCACCACCAGATTGCTGATATTCCGATGCAACGCCGTTTCCAATGTAAATGCGATTGGAACCGTTGTAGTAAAGGTTGACGGACAATTGCCCACCAACACCACCGCCCGACCACATGGCAAATGTTTTTGCCTGTATCCCAGAAAAGCCGCCAGCAAAAGCATTAGGCGCACCGCCCACCCCAAAATTAGTGCCATCAAACTGAAGGTTTGAACTGGTGCTAAATGAGCCGTAATGGATGTAATTGGCGGTGAAGCTGGTTTGCGCTGTACCGCCATTGGCGATAGGCAAAGTTCCTGAAACGTGCGTTGTAAGGCCAATCTTCCCCCATGAAGGAGCAACACCTACACCGCCTGAAATTAGCGCATTGCCAGTAGCAACATCAGCTAATTTCGCAAGGCTTGTGGTTGTGTCTGCATAAAGTAGATCACCAACAGCATAAGATGTTTGGCCTGTTCCGCCAGCGGTTGCGGGGACAGTTTTCCAACCGATTACCTGGACAGCGTTTGAATTGTCTTTATAGAACAATTTACCGTCAGTAATGTTGATGGCGAGTTCAGACCCCAACGTGGAATTGGTCAAATTTGACGCAGACGGAGCCTGACTAGCAGTCGTGCTGCTATAGATCAGGATTGGGGTATAACCAGTTTGTGCCATATTTAACTCGTTTGTCTGATGAATTGTGCGCTAAGACTTGTGAAAGCCTCAATCACATAATTACCTGATGCAACGTTTACTCTCACACGGGCCAAATCTGAACTTGTCATGGCAGTAAACCCAGACAAACCAAACGTTACAACTTCTCCAGCGCCTACGTTTTGAACACCGACAGCAACCGTTGTCACGTTGTTTAACTGAATTAATGTTTGAACAGTAGTGGCTGATGCTGCGGTTACTCTGACAACCGAATCAAGCCGATACACACCAGGAATATCAGGACTAAACGAATCGTTTGCGGAGTCATAGTTTCCACGGTTATCTATATCAACAGTCGTTGACAAACCAGAGAAATCAACGTTATTTGATCCACTGATTGAACCAGTGGCGGCAGTTGTATGGAATGCAGTAACAGGCCCAAAACGGTTATCCTGCACAAACATATTGCTTGAACTGGAATACCGATAGATCGCTCGATTAGTTTGAACAAACGTTCCTACAATGTTGTTGGCTGTTACAACTGAATTGGTGCTTAAAAGTGAGATTGCGGTTTGAGCAGCACTAGCCGTGGATTTAATTGTGTTGCCAGAAACAGTTACGTTTTCTGCGTCAACGTAGATCATTCCAATAGTTGCCGTGTTGCTAGGAAATTTACCAGCAATGCTATTTCCAACAATTGACATTCCTTTGGATTCGTTAGTTCCAACAGTAACGATTCCATCAGAAACAGCGATACCAATTGTGTTAGCTGTGACCGCAGGATTGGTCTGAGTGATGTGATTGCCAGAAATCACAAAATTGTGACCAATAGCGCGAATGCCAGTAGTGCCAGCGCCGTTTGACAAGTTGAAATCACGAATGATGTTGTTTGCAATTACGCAATCTTTGGGAAGTTTTGTGGCAGGCCACCCTGGTTGGTTGTTGCTAAAAACAATACCTTGGTTTTCTAACGTATCAAATACGTTACCTGTTACGTCCCATTGCTGAACATAATCTGTAGCATACACACCATTGCCGGGGCCAATGTTGTAAAAAACGTTATCAGCAACAACAACATCCAGAACCGCCGATGTTGCTCCAGCGCCACTCACAGACATTACACCATTGCCGCAGTTCTGAATGATGTTGTCAGTTGCGCTGATTGTGTTGGACCGTTGATCAAATTGCAAACCTGAGTAGTAACCCAAAAAGTTTGCTTTATCGCCACAATTTTCAACAAAGTTGTCATTAATTTGGACGCGGGCGCTTGCATAGATTTCTATACCGTTGTACCAAGAATTTTTGACACGGCAGTTGGTAACTTGCAGCCCTTCGCTGTAATAGAAATAAATTGGATATTGATAATTATCAGCGGCCCAATAAGATACTCCCACATAACCATTGGGCCATCCACCTGTTGCTTGAGGTGAGGTTGCATAGTAAGGCCCATAAGCAGTTCCGCCATCAACTACATTGTTGTAGTTGCAATCCAAAGTCATGTCTTTGATGACAACATTGCTAGCCATTACGTTGCCAGGCGTTGGGCTAGGAGACACACTACCTGAAGGGATAAACGGCTCGGGGAAAGAAGTGAAAATACAAGCGTAAAAACCGTCAGCCAAGATGATTGTTGAGTCTCTGCCTGCACCAGCATGAACGATGTTTTCTCGCGTTTGACCGTTGTATGTATTTGTATCAACGTCAAAGTTATCTAGTCGAATAGCGCGGGTAATGCGATATGTTCCAGGAGGATAGAAAACAGTACCGCCGCCTTGATCTGCCACATATTTTGTGGCTCGGTTGATGGCTAAGAAATCATCAGCTACACCGTCACCAATAGCGCCAAAGTCTTTAACGCTAACAGTTTGCGCTAGTTTTGCTTCAACGTTTGTAGAAACAGAGCCGGTAAAAGGCGGGTCATAAGTCACTTGACTAGCATCAACGCCGCCCACGTTATTAATCACTGCGGTAGTGAATTTAACGGATGCGCCTACATGAAGGCCAGAAACAAACGTAATTGAGGTGCTGGTTGTTTCGGTGTAAGCGTACTGAGCGCCGGGACCGTACTGATTCACACCATCAACAAACACAGACAAGCTGTTTGTGCCAGGTTGATATGCCATCGTGGTCAGCGTGAATACGGTTTGACCTGCCGTGGCAGTTTGGATTTCTTGGCTGGCGGTGTAATTTACAAAGTTGGAATTGATACCAACGATGTTGTCATAAGAACCGATCAGCGTGTCGTTTGCATCCCTAATGACAAATTTATAAGCAGATCCATCCGTTAACCAAATTTCACCCGTTGGCACTCGACCAGCGGAATTCAGAATGATGGGATTGCTATGAGCGACAAGCCCTGCGCCAGTTGTGTAGGTTGTTTGGGGCGTAGAGGTTCCAGCAGCGTAAGTGTAAATCTTGCCGCCCGACAAAACGTTGCCATCATTGTCAAAGAACTGTGCTGCAACGCCGCCAACAGGAGATAGAAGAACTGCCATATTCTTTCCTTAAATGCTTGGCGTGAAGGTTTGAGGCAACCAAGGCGGGATTACCTTTTTCTGCTTTTGTTGCGTCAATGTCGCCAATTGCTCCTCAAGACGCGCCGTAATCTTGTGGCTAGTGTCCGTTTGAACGTTGCCATCAATGTCGGTGTAATTAATTGGCTGAGAGGCTTCTGCATCAATCCATGCGATCACATCAGCCTCTTTAACGTCCGTGAAAGGGATCACAAGGGCTGGATTTTGGAAGTGCCACCAGCCTTCCGTGGAGACTTCCGTCACTTCGTTAACAGCGGTGACAAGATAACGGGCTTTGGTGATCAAGTCGCCTTCAGCCTCAATGTCGAGAATTTTCCAGTCCATCAGAAATTACCTCCAGCAACGCCACCTGTCGCGGTCAAAACGCCTGTGGATGGGTTGTATTTAAGTTTAGTGGATGACACAGTAATAGGCAAATTGCCCGTGGTGTTGGTGACATAAGTCGGGTAATAGTCCGAGTTAGTCGATGTATTGTCCGTCACCGCAACGTTGGTGGCATTTGTTGCCGTGGTTGCCGTAGTTGCTGACCCTGCCGACCCGTCAATGCTCACCCCTGTCAGGGATTGGCTGGCGCTTGAGCGATTTAAAGCAATGCCGGTGGTTCCAATGTAGACCGTGGAGTTGCCCAGAACTGCGCTTGGAATCGTGCCTGATAGCTGTCCAGCAGGCAGACTTGTCAGATTAGCACCAGAACCCGAGAACCCCGTGGCGGTCAAAATACCCGTGGAGGGGTTAAATTGGTACTTGGTCGAACTGACGTAGTTTGTGGTCAGGTTGCCTGTTGTCTGGTTGGCAAACAGCGGATAACGGGTCGAATTGGTGGTGGTGTCGTCCGTAACCGTGGCGTAAGCCGTGGGGGTCGTCCAGGTCGGCGCACCCGTTCCGTTGGAGGTCAGGACTTGCCCGGTAGTACCAGCAGCGACAAAAGATGTAGTCCCACTACCAGACTGATAGGGAACATAACCAGCACCGCCACCAGCCAAGTTGGTAGCAGTTCCGATGGTGATTCCGGTTGCTGTGACATTTCGCCAGTATCCCCCGGCTGAATAGTATTGCAACAAATCATTGTTGGCAACGCTAGA